CTGGGGATTATGGCGGCAACTACGCTGGAGATTACATAGGTGAATACACAGGAAACTATGAACCTGACTACTCTGGAGATTATATAGGTGAATACGTAGGAGAATATGTCGGAGAATATGTCGGAGAATATACTTCAAACTATGAAGCTGCATATGAGACAAACTACGGTGGTGGTTACACGGGTAACTATGACGGAGATTACGAAAGTAATTATCAAAGTGCATATGAAACTGTATACGATGGTAACTATGACGGAAACTACCAAGTAGATTATCTAGGGGATTACTCTGGTAATTATGCTGGTAACTACGCAGGAAATTACGACGCTGCATATCAAACAGATTATGAAGCAGCTGCATTTGCTGGAGATTATACAGGTGCGGTATTTGTAGGGGATTATGCAGGTAATTATGACGGCAACTATGCTGGTAACTATGACGCTGCATATGAGACAGGTTACGAAAACATCTATGGTGGGAACTATGTTTCCAACTACGTAAGTAATTATGTCTCAGATTATCTTGGTGATTACGATGGTAACTATCAAACCAATTATGGTGGGAACTACCTTGGTAACTATATTCCAACATATGATGGCGACTATACAGGTAACTTTATAGGAAATTACACGGCTGATTACGAAGGTGAGTATGCTGGAGATTATATCACAAACTATGTCACAGATTACGTGGGTGATTATGAGGCAGTATTTGCTGGGGATTATGTTGGTAATTACGGTGAGTTCTATGAAGCAAACTACACAGGTAACTACTTAGGAAACTTTATTGGTAATTACATAGGTAATTATGTGGGTAACTATTCTGGATCTACCATGCAGGCTGCAAGCAGTACAATAGAAACATACACGTTATATGTAAGAGTTTCTTGACAATTTAAGTTTAATATGTTATACTATATAAGAGTGTAATTACAATATAATAGGTGAAGAATGAAAAAAGAATGGAGACATCCTTTTTGGGAAAACTACCAAAAGGATAGAATTACTTGTAAACTAGTCATAACACATGGAAACGGCGAAGTAACAAGTTCCACATCTACCGTTGGAAAATATGGTAAAGACGGTAAAATCACACAAGACTATAAAGATGTTATTGCTCTGACTCCTGTTAATCAAATTGACAAGAATACAGAAGAACGTGAAGAACGTCACAAAGATAATCGAGTTGCTGACAAACGTAAGATAGCAGAACGTGCAGCTGCACAGAAACTAGAACAATTGTTCAACGCAAAACTAGAAGTCTTTGAGATAGAGTCTATAAAAAATTCCACAAATCGTAAAGCAAAAGCAAAGATTCGTAGATCCAAGAATCAATATGAAATGATGGCACACACAATTATGTTGATCCAAGAAGAAGAAACGAAGAATGAAGCAACCGTCTAAAGGTTTTGTGATGGTCGCATCAAAAAGGGTTGCGTTCTATTATTCTGCATGTAACTTAATGGAATGCATCAAAGATTATATGCCAGATGCAAATGTTACACTTTTTTGTTCACCAGAATTTAAAGATCACAGATGCGAAGACTTTGATAATGTATTCGACGTAAAAAATCCAGACTTCCTTCGGGAAAAATTGTACGGTATGGCTAACTCGCCTTATGACATTACCTTTTATATGGACTGTGACGGAGAAGTAGTACACGAAGACATCGCAACAGTGTTTGAACAGTTAGAAGACTGTGACATGAAATATGTGGTATTGAAAGATGATCCTATATCACTGAAGTCGTTTGTTGAGAAAGACTTTCAGTGTGATGGTGTTACCGAGACAATGTTATTGTGTGGCGGTGTTTGTTTGTACGACAGAAGAAATCCTCTTGTTCGTGACTTTATGCAAGACTGGTATGATATGTTTTGGATACAAGAACATAGACATACCATCCCCGAAGATCAACATTGGTGGAAAGGACATGGTGTCAAAGACTCTATGTTACGATGGGATCAATTCACTCTTTGGTGGTTGACAAATAAGGTGCCTAAATATAAAGATCTAAAGATCGGTGAGTTTGATGATAACTACCGTTGGAATTGGTTTACGAGTTTTAGGAGAAATGAACATGGTGAATATAATTTGGTGAAAAAACATCCTGTCTTTATACATCACTCATCTACTATGAACAAAGGGCTAGATGAGTTTAAAAACGAGGTTAAATTATGAGAGATATAAAAATAAACAATCAGAATGTATTAAATATTCTTAATGAATATAAAGATTGGTTGTACCCTAAGTGGCAATCTGGTGACATGGATCGCGATTTAAAAATGAATTGTAAAGAACATACCAGAGATAGATGGATTGCAGACGATTATCTGGAAAGACAAATTGCTAAAGGACGTGGACACGAAGGGTTTCCAGAATCTATGCGTGTTTACGCTGGTACTATGCCTGATACAAAGGTAGAAATTCATAAAGAATCCTTGGAGTATAGAGACAAAGGCGAAGAAATAAATACAAAGTTGATGACTGAGTTATCTTGTAAGAAAAATACTCTATTGACTTGTTACCCACCTGGTGGATGGATCGCTTGGCATAACAATGCAAATGCTGCTGGTTATAATGTTTTGTTTACATGGTCTGAGACTGGTGATGGTTGGTTTGACTATTGGGATCTGGAAAAGAAAGAAAGAGTTCGTGTTCCAGATGTGCCTGGCTGGCAATGTAAGATGGGATACTTTGGTTCGTATGATCAACCAGATAGACTTTGTTGGCATGCAGCTTCCACGGATTGTTTACGAATAACTGCTGCGTATGTATTTGCAGAAGCAGAAACAATGTGGCAAGATATTATAGATGATATAGAAGAGAATTACTAATGGTTAATATAGTTTGTGTTAAAGTAGGCACAAAGTATACGGCAAATGATGTAAATAGACTATATAGAATGGTTGACTTGAATATGTCAATACCATATAACTTCTATTGTTTTACTGACGACGAAGAAGGGTTACTCTTACCCATAAAGAAAAAGAGAGTATATGATTTGCCTCTTCACTCTTACTGGTGGAAGATGACAATATTTGATAAGACTATGTGGGACAACAACGAACCAACGTTGTATCTCGATCTTGACGTTATCATACAAAACGATATAACATATTTATTTAAGTTTGTCAATAGAGAACTTATAAGAATTGGTTACATCGGAACGGATGACCATATTAAATCTGAAGAAGCAAAGATGGGATTGAAATACTATGCTGATGTGAACTCTTCTATTATGTTATATCATGCACAAGATATGAATCTGATTTATGAAAAATTCATGTTAGAACCAGAGATAAATATAACAGAATATTATGGAATGTGTCGATACCTAACTCATAAACACGGTTATGACATGACGCATTTTAAATACTGGAACGATTGGTACTCAGCGTGGAAGGCATATCCAGCTGGTCGGAAAATAAAAGATTCGCCTTGGCAATCAATGCAGACAACCGAAGGTGAAGTTGGGATTATGATGCATCCCGATAGTGCAATATGTATTATGAATCCGGCCTATTGGATCACTGCGAAACAAGAACAAGAGGTCTTGGATCGGGTATTTTCTTTTTATTATGGTTAGTTGAGATTATTTTTGTTATAAATAAAGACAACTAGTTTTATAAAGAGATGGCAAATACATGGCACAGTATGAAGACTTAGAGATCGATCAAGGTACAGACGTAGCAATACAGATCGAGTTAGATACCTTCGCAGGTACAAACAAAGATTTAACAAATCACTCAGCTCAAGCTAAGATGAAACGTGGGTACAATAGCGATTCGGCTAACACCCAAGATTTTAATACTATTATAAACACCCCACCTTCATCGGGGATAATAACTCTCTCTTTAACAAATACTCAGACAAACGCCCTTCAAGTCGGAAGGTATGTTTACGATGTCGAAATCGCTTTCACAGATAGTGATGGTAACTTAATTCAAGAGAGGGTTCTCGAAGGCGCTGTTCGTGTTAAACCTTCCGTGACTAGATAAGAGGATAATTCATGGCTGGTACTACCGTCACAATTGTTAAAAAGGTTACAGTCGGAACTCCGATAAGGAACGTTACTGCTGGTGCTTTCTCAATCACTAATATAGAAGGTGTAAATTTAACAGGAGCCAAGAATGGTTCTATGTTAGTTTACGATGCACCAAACGCAAGGTTTTTGGTCGATAGTGATATGTCCAATATCTATACTGAGATCAATGGGGGTACGTTCTAATGGCAATTATTCGCACAAAGAGAAGTACGGGTACTACTGCGCCAGGTTCTAATATACTCAAGAACGGTGAACTCGCATATACAATGGGTACTGGTACTCAGGGTAATAGTGGTGGAAGACTGTTCATTGGTAAAGATTCAAATGGGTCAGGATACGCTGCCTCTGCATCAGTAGTTGGTGGTAAATACTTTACAGACATGTTAGATCATGTTGCTGGTGTTAATACTGCATCAAGTGCATTGATCGTAGATGCAAGTAAAAAACTAGACGAATTAACGGTTGATTTTGTATCAATAAACAATAGTACAATAAATTCTACTGGTTCAAATGATATCAATATAATCCCTGCAGCTGGTTACTCAGTAACACTTGACAACCAAGTCAAAGTAGATTCTGACGTAATTACTGGTGTAGCATCTATCACAACTGGTGCTGTTCTTGGATTGACATCAGATCTTATTCCAAATGCAGATAGTGCAATATCTCTCGGTTCTGCTACAAAGAAATGGAAAGATCTTTTCCTATCAGGTGGAACTATTCATATTGGTGGATTAACACTTAAAGATAATAACGGTCAACTTGAAGTAAAAGACAGTGATGGTGTCGTAAAATTAGATACAAGTGTCACTGCTGGTACAACAGCAAAAACTGCGACAACTATCGTAGACGGTGACAGATTTGTCATGAACGACAGTGGTACTATGAAACAGGTTACTGTTGAAGACATGGCAAGATACTTTGATGACGAAATCACTGCGATGCCAAACTTAACATCTGCACCTGCACTTGTTACGACTGTCGCGACTTCAGTTGGTGCTTTAAACTCTGGTTCAATCACATCAGGGTTTGGAAGTATCGATGTTGGTGCTGATTCAGTCACAACAACTGGTACGATGACTGCTAGTAAGGTTGTAACAAACAATATAACAGTCGATGTAAATACAATTAGTTCTACCAACACAAATGGTAACATTGTTATATCACCCCACGGATCTGGATCAGTCGATGTTGCGACAAGCAAGATTATAGGTGTAGTCGATCCTACAGATTCAGCAGGCGCTGCTTCTAAGAATTATGTTGACACAGTTTTAGATCTACAGGACTTAGACGTTGCAACAGACAGTGGTACAATTGACGTAGACCTAGATGACGAAACACTTACAATTGCTGGTGGTACTGGTCTCGGATCAGTAGGTTCTGGTACTACAGTAACACTGAATATAGATGCAACTGTTGCAACTCTTACGGGTAGTCAGACACTTACAAATAAAACGTTAACAACTCCAAACGTGTCAAATCCAAATATTACACCAAGTGCCACCGCAGCTGGTACAATTGAGTTTAAAGAAGGTACAAACAACGGAACAAACCGAGTTCTTCTTCAAGGGCCAGCGTCTACTGCTGACGCGACTCTTACACTTCCTGCCGCGACTGACACATTGGTTGGTAAGGCAACAACAGATACATTAACGAATAAAACGTTAACAACACCAGTTATATCCAACCCGACAATCTCACCAAGTGCGACTGCGGCTGGTACTATTACATTTAAAGAGGGTACAAATAACGGAACAAACCGTGTCCTTCTCCAAGGGCCTGCGGCAACTTCGGATGTAACGATAACACTTCCCGCTGATTCGGATACTTTAGTCGGTAGAGCAACAACAGACACATTAACAAATAAAACGTTAACAAGTCCTACTATAACAACCCCGAACGTGTTAAATCCAAATATTACACCAAGCAATAGTGCCGCAGGTACTATTGTATTTAAAGAGGGTACAGACAATGGCACTAATAGTGTCACTCTTCAAGGTGCCGCATCTACTGCGGATGTAACAGTAACACTACCTGCCGCGACTGATACATTGGTTGGTAAGGCAACAACAGACACGTTAACAAACAAGACATTAACAACTCCGACTATAACAACTCCACTGGTGTTAAATCCAAATATCACTCCGAGTGCGACTGCCGCTGGTACTATTACCTTTAAAGAAGGTACAAACAATGGTACTAATAGTCTCACCCTTCAAGGTGCCGCATCTACTGCGGATGTAACAGTCACTCTTCCTGCCTCAACAGATACTCTGGTAGGTAAAGCAACAACAGATACATTTACAAATAAATCTTTTGATGCAGACGGAACAGGTAACTCACTTACAAACATAGAAGTTGCAAACCTTAAATCTGGTGTGTTAGACGCAGATATAACTGCGGTATCTACAAACGATGATACTCTGCCATCTGCGAAAGCAGTTAAAGCATATGTCGATGCAAAAACAATAAACGTTGTCGCTGGTGCAGACAGTGACACATTTAATCTACTAGACTCTGACATGATCTTTGCCGCTGGTGAAGGAATGGATGTTGCACTATCAGGTAATACAGTTACATTCTCTGGTGAAGACGCAACAGTATCAAACAAAGGTGTTGCATCATTTGCGACTGCAAACTTTGCAGTAAGTTCTGGTGCGGTTACAACTAAAGCAACTACAATAGGTTCTACTGCAATCAACGCTGGTGGAACATCTACTGTACTAGCAGGATTGACACAGATTGATGTAGACAATATAAGAATACTAGACAATACAGTCGGTTCAACAAGTGGTACATTATTCATTGATCCAAACCCGATTGACAGTGATGGTGGTGAAGTTGTTATTCGAGGTAACCTTACAATTCAAGGTACACAAACACAAATTAGATCTACATCATTAAACGTAAGTGATCTAAACATCGTCCTTGCAGACAGTGCAGGAAATGCCGCTGCCGCAGATGGTGCAGGATTTACAGTAGGTGGTGGAGGATACTCAGGTACAAAAGCAACACTCACATTCAATGGTTCTAATGATGAATGGGAAGTAAACAAAACTCTTAACGTTACATCAGGATCTCTTGAAGTCGGTGGAGTTGATTACCTAGAAGCAGTCCGAGATAATCTAGGTGGTGGAGTTCTAGTCGCTGGTGAAGGTTTAGATCTTGCGGTTGATGATGGTGCAAATACTATCACGTTTTCTGGAGAAAATGCAACTAAGAATAATAAAGGTATTGCGTCATTTGACTCTGCTGGATTTGGAATATCTAGTGGACATATAACACTTACCCAAACGGATATTACATCTGTAGGTGCATTGGACGCTGGTTCGATCACCGCAAACTTTGGAAACATAAATCCTGGTGCATCTGCGATTACAACCACAGGTGATATCACTGGTGGTGGAATACACGTAACTGGAGATGTTACAGTCGGTGACGACGCTGCTATAGGTTACACTGCCGCAGAAGGTCTTATCCTTACGGGTCAAGGTTCTACGTTTGATGTCACAGTTAAAAACGATAGTGACGCAACAGTCGCTGGTGTTCCTACTGGTACTACAAACCTCAGATTCCCAGACAACTCAAAAGCAACATTCGGCACTGCGGATGATTTACAAATCTATCACGACGCTTCAAACTCTTATGTTTCTGATGCTGGTACAGGATCATTAAAACTTACTGGTTCGGTTGTAGAAATCGAAGGATCTGGTGAGACACTCGCGAAGTTTACAGATGATGGTTCAGCAGAATTATATCACAACAATGTGAAGAAAATCGAAACTACGAGTGATGGTGCCACAGTAACAGGTACACTTGCGGCAACATTATCTACAGCATCACAACCCAACGTCACAACAGCAGCGGCACTGACAACAGTCGGTGCATTAAATGCTGGTTCTATTACATCAGGATTTACAAGTATTGATGTAGGAGCGGGAGCGATTACAACCACTGGAATTATTACTGGTGGTACACTTGAAGCGACCACAGACACAGCTGCTGGAGACAATGCAGCGATAGGGTACACTGCCGCAGAGGGTCTAATACTTACTGGACAAGGTTCTACTAATGATGTAACAATCAAAAATGATCTTGACTCAGATGTAATTGAAATACCTACTGGAACAACTAATGTTACAATCGCTGGTGATTTAGGGGTTGGTGATGACCTGACTGTTTCGGGTGGTGTTATAAAAGTACAAACTAATAGTGGTGCAGTAGGAAAAATTGACTTCTATTGTGAAGTAAGTAATGATCACTTCCAAACACTTCAATCACAACCACACTCTGTTGGATCGTCAACCGTTTCGACTTTACCCGCTGGTGATAACTCAACTCTAGTATCTCGTGTGTCAACGGATACACTAACAAACAAAACATTAACAGCACCTACAATAACAACACCTACAATTGCCCAAATTAATGCCGACTCATCAGGTTTCCTTGTTGATACCTTTGGAGATATTACACTTGATGCTGGTGGTGCAGAAATTAACTTTAAAGATGACGGTACTGCGATAGGTCATATCTCTATGGCAAGTCAAAATGTCACTCTTAAATCAATAATAGATGGTAAGGATATTATATTACAAGGTCTAGACGGTACTGCAACAGTAAATGCACTTACTCTGGATATGTCAGACTCAGGTTCGGCACTTTTCTCACACAATCTAAGTATGGTTGCAGGTTCAGAAATTATTCATGCTGGTGACTTTACTGTAGATGCTACTGGAAGTATTGTTCTTGATGGAGATGCTGGTAATGTTAAGTTCAAAGATGCAAGTGTAACTTACGGTCAAATCCAAAATGGCAGTGGTTCACAGTTTGTAATGCAAGCATTGGTTTCAAACCAAGATATGATATTTAAAACTAATGATGGTGGATTTACTTATGATGCACTTACTCTTGACGCATCAGATTCTGGAACAGCAATCTTCGCACACGATATTACAATGTCAAAGGCAGATGCAAAAATAAACCATGCAGGTAACTTTACTATAGATGCGGTAGGAGATATTCATCTTGATCAAGGTGGTCAAGTTAAACTTGACAAAAATGGAACTGGTTATGGGATAATTTTCAATTCGTCAAATGATTTAGGTATTCATGTTGGACAACAAGATAAAGATTTAGTGATTAGTGGTAATGATGGCGGTTCAACAATAACTGCCTTAACCCTTGATATGTCAGATGCAGGTGCGGCTACATTTAATAGTACCGTATACTCTCCAACTTTCTCTACAACGGCAGGGGGTATGATAACCACCGCGGCAGGAAACGATTTAAATATTCAATATCCAGCTGCACGAAGTTTGTTTATTAAAGAAGACGGAGATTCCGCAGGTGCCGCTTCCATCACTGCTGTTACTATTGACAATGCACAAAAAGTTACATTAGCAGGTGCTTTACATATAACAGGTGCAATTACTACAGCATCAACTGCACTGGTAACAAATTTAAACGCAGACAAACTAGATAGTCAGACGGGTGCTTATTATAGGATCAATGTCTACAATTCTGGTGGATCTCTGCTTAACTAAATAGAATAAAATAGGAACTAAAAATGGCAACTGCAACATCCAGATCTACATTTCTTGAGCTTTGTATGCGTCGGCTAGGCGAGCCTGTTCTAGAGATCAATATCGATCCTGACCAACAAGAGGATTGTATCGATGAGTCTATACAATATTGGCAAGAGTATCATAGCGACGCTGTACAAAGAATATACAAATCACATTTAGTGACTGCTGACGACGTAACTAATGGATACATCAGTTTAGGTGACACAACCATTTTATACGTAACTAAAATGTTTCCCGTTTCGAGTTCCTTTAACACATCATTCAATTTCTTTGACATTAAATATCAAATGATGCTTAATGACATTGCTGACCTACAAAACTTTGCTGGTGATTTGGCATACTACGAACAGATGCAACAGTACCTATCCTTGTTGGATCAAAAGCTTAATGGTACTCCACAAATTACATATGTTAGACATGGTAATAGAGTTTATCTCCACGGAGACTTCGAAGATAAAGATGTCAAAGCGGGTGAATATATAGTGTTTGAAGCATATCAGTCAGTTAGTATGGCAACATTTGCGGCAACTTGGAATGATATGTGGTTAAAAGATTACGGAACTGCTTTGTTGAAACGTCAGTGGGGATCAAACCTTATTAAATTTGAAGGTATGGTTTTGCCTGGTGGTGTTACATTGAATGGTAGACAGATATTCGAAGATGGAAAAGAAGATATAACTAATTTAAAAGAGGAAATAAGATCGACGTTTGAAACTCCTGTAGATTTTTATATAGGATAACAGTATGGCAACAAATCACTATTTCTCCCAAGTTGTAAAAGGTGAACAGAGACTCTATGAGGATATAATTATAGAATCCTTGAAGATCTATGGCCAAGACGTATATTATCTTCCTAGAGATATTATCAACGAGGATACCATTCTTGGTGAAGACGTACAGTCCAGATACAACTCATCACACAAAGTAGAAATGTATATTGAGAACACCGACGGTTTCGACGGTGAAGGAGATCTGTTTACTAAGTTTGGTGTAGAGATACGCGACGAAGCAACATTCATTGTGTCTAGAACACGGTGGAAAGAAATGGTTCTTCGATATGATAATGAAATTACTGGTACAAGGCCACGTGAAGGTGATATAGTATACCTCGCTTTGTCTAAGTCTTTCTTTAAGATAACACACGTAGAACACGAATCTCCATTCTATCAATTAAGTAATCTTCCAACATATAAACTACGTTGTGAGAAATTTGAGTACAGTGATGAACAGTTTGCTACTGGTAACATCGAACTGGATAAAGAAGCAGAACAGTACGCATACACATACGAATTAGTCATGGACAGTTCTGGGCCTGGCTATATCTTGGGCGAATATGTAACTCAAACTCAGACATCAGGTACTATTATATACGCTGATGTACTCAGTTGGAACGATTCTTCTAATACACTTGGACTTATCCACGTTGGTGCTGATGATGGTAAATTTGCAGAACTTGCTACAGGAATTGCACTACTTGGAAACGCATCTCGTGCATTCTGTACACCCACTTCTATAATAGAGGATATAGGTGCGACTAAATCTGATATGAATGATGAATTTGAAACGACTGCTACGGATATGTCGTTCTTGGATTTCACTGAAAGTAATCCGTTTGGAGATGTACAATAAATGTTAGGTTCTTATTTTTACCACGAACGCATCCGCAAAAGCGTTGCGATGTTTGGTTCACTATTCAATAACATATATGTTCTAAGACATAACTCAGCTGGGGATACTATTGGCACTATGAAAATTCCTATTTCATATGCGGCTAGAGATCAGGCATTAGTTCGTATCCGAGACCAAGGTAATCTTGATACCAACACAGGTTTAGCAGTCAAGTTACCAAGAATGTCATTTGAGATGCTTGCATTTACATACTCACCCGAACGACAACTACAAAAGATGGGTAAGATACAAAAGGCAGATGTCAGTACATCTAGTGTTGTTTCTAGGAATAAACTTTACAACTATGTACCGTACACTATTGCTTTTCAATTAAATCTATATGTAAAAGGTCAAGATGATGGCCTACAAATACTAGAACAAATTTTACCGTATTTTACACCACAATATAGTATAACAATCAAACCTTTTGCTGACTATGCAGACATAAAAGAAGACGTACCTGTCACACTACAGGGTGTTGCATATTCAGATACATATGAAGGTGCAGTCGGTGATAGACGAGTTATAAACTACCAATTAGATTTTGAGATGCAAGCAAATTTCTATGGGCCACTTGGCACAGGTAAAATAATTCGTGACGTAGAAACTAATCAGTACCTTATAAAAGAAGGTTCTGGAGACTCAGACGTTTGGGTTTCGAAATTGAACATCCTACCAAATCCTCTTGGCGCTTCTGCCGACAGTGATTATGGATTCACTACGACCCTTACAAATACGGTGGATAGTGCATAACAAGTGAGAAATATAATGAGTGATTCTGATCAAATAAAAACTGACTACGACCATTCTAGAGACACATACTATGACCTAATACAGAAGGGTCAGGAGTCTTTAGATCTGATGATGCAATTTGCTCGTGAGAGCGAACATCCTCGGGCGTTTGAAGTCCTATCTGGAATGATCAAAAACGTCTCTGACGTAACAGACAGATTGATGGATTTACAGAAAAAAACCAAAGACATCAACAAAGACGAAAAACAAAGCAGTGGAACAACAAACCAAAACTTGTTTGTGGGTTCAACAACTGACTTACAAAGACTTCTTCAAGAACAAGATAAGAAGTCTCCATCTGAACAATTACAAGACGAATTAGAACCTATTAATAATATGGTGGATGTAACTCCTAACGATGAATCAAAGTAAAACCTACTTAGGTAATCCAAATGTAAAACGTGATGGTGTACTTGAAGATTGGACGGAAGCAACCCTTCTTGAATATCGAAAATGCATGAAAAATCCTACATACTTCGCAAAGAAGTATTGCAAAGTGATTTCTCTTGACGAAGGACTAATACCTTTCACTCTTTACCCATATCAAGAAAAGATGTTTAAACACTTTGACGAAAATCGTTTTAGTGTGGTACTTGCGTGTAGGCAGTCGGGTAAATCTATATCCTCTGTTGCATACCTTCTATGGTATTCTCTGTTTCATACCGAGAAGATCATTGCAATCCTTGCAAACAAAGGTGCGATTGCGAGAGAGATGCTCGGACGTGTTTCTCTTATGTTGGAGAATCTACCGTTCTTTCTTCAACCTGGTTGCAAAGCATTAAACAAAGGTTCTATCGAGTTCTCTAACAACTCTCGGATCATTGCAGCTGCAACGTCAGGTTCATCCATCCGTGGTATGTCTGTATCACTTTTATATCTCGACGAGTTTGCATTTGTTGAGAAAGCGGCAGAGTTCTATACATCCACATATCCAGTTATCTCATCAGGTAAAAACACCAAGGTTATTATTACTTCTACCGCAAACGGTATTGGTAATATGTACTACAAGATATGGGAAGGTGCAGTCCAGAACGTAAACGAGTTTAAACCGTTTAGAGTTGATTGGTGGGATGTTCCAAATAGAGATGCTGAGTGGAAGAAACAAACAGTTGCTAACACGTCACAACTACAGTTTGACCAAGAGTTTGGTAATACATTCTTTGGTACAGGAGATACACTCATAGGTGCGGAAGCACTTATGGCAATGCGAATGTCAAATCCTCTGCGACATTTAGAAGGTGGTCAATGTCTTATATACGAAGATACCGTAAAGGATCACGACTATATTATGACAGTGGATGTAAGTAAAGGAAGAGGACAGGACTACTCTACGTTTAACGTGATCGACGTTAGCACAAGACCGTTTAAACAGGTTGCTACTTATCGATGTAATACTATTTCACCTATTCTCTTCCCCAATATTATATATAAGTACGCAACTCTTTATAACCAAGCATATGTCATAATAGAATCAAATGATCAGGGAACAATAGTCTGTAATGGCCTTTGGCATGACTTTGAGTATGAGAATATGCACACCGAGAGTACAGTAAAAGCAAACAGACTTGGTGTAGAGATGACCAGAAAGACCAAAAGACTAGGCTGTTCTGGTATTAAAGATCTATTAGAAAACACCAAACTTGACATCCACGACGAACAGACCATACTTGAGTGTTCTACGTTCGAAGCAAGAGGTCAATCATATGAAGCATCTGACGGAAATCACGATGATCTTATTATGAATCTAGTTATGTTTGGATATTTTATCAATACTGACAGGTTCAGAGATCTTACAGACATCAATATAAAAGAGATGTTATACAAGAATCGCATTAGTGAAATTGAAAATGACATACCACCCTTCGGATTCATGGACACGGGAGAGGATCATATCAAAGCATTAGAAGAAAGAGAAAGAAACACCCCGTGGGCAATAGAATATTCAGAAGATTTCTAGTTTATTCTTAAAATAAAACATCTTATAAATACTTTCATTAAGAAGTGAACATCCGTATTATGTATTCATATCATTTAACTCAGTAAGGAAAAAGAGTCATGGCAATATTTACCCCATCAGAGTCGCCTGCTATCGTAGTAAAAGAGGTAGACTTAACTGGTGTTGTGCCAAATGTTCAAACTAGCACAGGTGCTATCGTCGGAGATTTTAATTGGGGCCCTGTCGAACAGGCTACCAAGATATCCAACGAAAGTGTACTAGTGTCAACATTCGGTTCACCCGACAGCGATAACAGTGTGGATTTCCACAGTGCCGCTTATTTTCTACGTTATTCGAACTCACTACAAGTGGTTCGATCAGTAACATCCGCAGCAAAGAACGCATACGACGCAGGCGCTGATGCTGCACCAACCGTTAAAAACCGCGATAACTTCGATACACAGTTAGGTACATTAAACAGTGCCGATCACACATTTGTCGCAAAATATCCAGGCGATCTAGGAAACAGTTTGAAAGTTTCACTACTACAAGCAGATTCTTCAGACGCAACAACAAAATTTGACAGTTCAGCATCATTTACCGCCGCGTTTGATGCAGCTCCAGGCACATCACCGTTCGCAACGGGTGTAGGAGCAACATCAGATGAAATCCACGTTATGGTTACAGACGAAGACGGATTAATCTCTGGTACGCAAGGTGAAGTTCTAGAAACCTTCCCATTCTTATCAGTTGCTAAAAACGCTAAAAACACAGATGGATCAACTAATTTCGTAAGAGATGTGATCAACAATGCTTCCGCATACGTGTGGATGGCTGGTAAAGGCGACGTAGGTGTTTTCTCAGACGGAATAACATTTGTAGATGCCGTCAGTGGAAAAGAGTTTGGTTCTAATCGTGGAGTAAAAGATATATCACTAGCTGGTGGTGTAAACTCTGCAGCATTAACTCCTACCGAATTTGCACTTGGACATGATAAGTTCGAAGATGTAGACACCATAGAGGTCGATATGTTAATCGCACCTGGCATGTCAGCAACAGGTAATCATACTACAGTAGTTAACGACTTAGTCGCAACTGCACAATCACTAAGAAAAGATTGTGTTGTAGTAGCATCACCATCAAGAGCAGACATTGTAAATCAAACTGATCCAAATGCAAATGCGATCACACGTGCTAACACATATACTAACAGTTCTTATCTCTTCTGCGATAATAACTATCTAAAAGTGTATGACAAGTACAATGACATGTATATTCAAATCCCAGCTGCATCATCTACTGCTGGTCTTATGGCCGCAACAGACGCAGTTGCTGCTCCTTGGTTCAGTCCTGCTGGCCCACGAAGAGGACAATATTTGGGTATAACAGCACTAAATTATTCACCAACCAAAGCACAAAGAGACAGTCTTTATAAGGCAGGGGTTAACCCAATCTCAAACATACCAGGTCAAGGTGTGCTTCTGTTTGGTGACAAAACCAAACTTGCTAGACCAAGTGCCTTTGATCGAATTAACGTTCGAAGATTATTCCTCGGTATAGAAAGGGCAATAGCAATTGCCGCCCGTAACGTTATGTTCGAATTCAATGATGAGTTTACTCGTGCTGAGTTTACAAACATTGTCGAACCGTTCCTTAGAGAAATCCAAGGACGTCGCGGTATCACCGACTTCCGTGTAGTTTGTGACGATACAAACAACACTGCGGCAGTTATAGATAGAAACGAATTCATTGCGAATATCTTCGTCAAACCAGCACGTTCAATCAACTACGTAACTCTAAACTTCGTAGCTGTTAGAACAGGTGTTGACTTTGAAGAAGTTGTTGGCACTGTTTGATCTGTAGCATAGGAGAATAAGAAAATGGCAGTCCTCAATATAGACGACTTCAAAGCAAAGTTAAAAGGTGGTGGTGCAAGAGCAAACCTCTTCAAAGCGACCATAAACTTCCCCGCTTATGCACAGGGAGATGTAGAAATTACATCCTTTATGTGTAAAGCGGCACAACTACCTGGTTCAATAATGGGAGTAATTGAAATTCCATTCAGAGGTAGACAACTTAGAATCGCTGGTGACCGAACATTCGAAACATGGTCACCACTGATAATTAACGATACAGACTTCAAAGTCAGAGATTCAATGGAACGATGGATGAACGGTATTAACGCACACAGTGCAAATACTGGTCTAGTCGCACCTGCGGATTATTCTGCTGACTTGATTGTAGAACAACTGGATCGTGATGAAGCAGTGTTGAAAAAATACACCTTCCGTGGTTGTTTTCCAACAAGCATAAGTGCGATAGATCTCGCTTATGAAGCAAACGATGCTATCGAGGAGTTCACAGTTGAATTCCAAGTACAGTATTGGGAATCTAACACTACTAGTTAATGTATACATATAAGAAAAGAGTGGGGCATTAAGTTGCCCCACCTAATCTAACTAAAGGTAAACATATGGCAGACAATACACTAAAACTATTTGGTTTCGAAATCAAACGGTCTAAAAAATCAGACGCGGATGCTAAGAAACTAAAATCTATTGTACCGCCAGTAGATGAGGATGGTGCTGGTTACGTAACCGCATCTGGAACTCACTTTGCTCAATATGTAGATATCGACGGTGATAAGTCAAAAGATAATGCTGCACTGATACTAAAGTATCGTGGTATATCAATGCATCCCGAAGTGGACGCGGCTATCGAAGATATAATGAACGAAGCAATATCTGGTTCAGAAGAAGGGTTTCCTGTGGAACTCGTTCTTGACGACGTTGATACTTCAAAGGGTATCAAAAACAAAATCACAGAAGAATTTAAAGATATTTTAAATATGTTAAGATTTGTCGATTTAGGACACGACATATTTAGAAAATGGTATATCGATGGACGACTTGCATTTCACGTAGTGGTGGATGATAAACAGTTGGGCAAAGGTATAATGGATATTCGTCCCGTAGACTCTGCTAAGATCCGTAAGGTGAAAGAGGTTGTGTCTAAAAAAGACCCAGTCACGGGTGCGAAGATCATCGAAGAAACGAATGAACACTACATATATCAGGAAAAACCTGGGCAACAAGCAACAGGCATAAAACTAACAAAAGACAGTGTACTATACGTAACATCTGGATTGTTAGACGCAGACCAAAAGCGTGTCATTTCGTTCCTTCATAAAGCATTAAAACCTGTAAACCAATTGCGAATGATGGAAGATTCATTAGTAATCTATCGACTTGCACGTGCCCCCGAACGTAGAATATTCTACATTGATGTGGGTAACATGCAAAAAGGTAAGGCAGAAGAATACATGAAAGGTATCATGTCACGATACCGAAACAAGCTTGTATATGACGCCTCCACTGGTGCGATCAAGGATGATCGTAAACATATGTCAATGCTCGAAGATTTCTGGTTACCAAGACGCGAAGGTGGTAGAGGTACAGAAATATCTACACTACCTGGCGGTGACAACCTTGGTCAGATCGACGACATCACATATTTCCAGAAAAGACTATATCGTTCACTGAACGTACCTATTGCTAGACTAGAACAGGAAGCACAATTCTCTCTCGGTAGATCAACAGAGATCTCAAGAGATGAGTTGAAGTTCCAGAAGTTTATCGATAGGTTACGTAAACGTTTCTCTAAACTGTTTAGTGAACTACTCAAAAGACAACTTATCCTTAAAAACATCATTACCGAGGAAGATTGGGATGAATGGGCGAATGAGATACGTTATGACTTCGTAAGAGACAACAACTTTGTTGAACTCAAAGAAGCAGAACTTATTCAAAATCGCATGGCAACTATGGACTTAGTACAAGGATACATAGGTGAGTACCTTTCAAAAGGTTGGGTTGCGAAGAATGTACTTCAACTCTCTGAAGAAGAGTGGAAAGACATGAAAGAAGAAATTGACCAAGAGAAAAAAGATGGGGAAATCCCTGATGAAGAAGAAAACGGAGAAGTAGAAGATGAGCAAGAAGTTGATGTTGGAACAGGAGCAGACAGCGATGAGTGAAGATAACACCATAGAAAATATGATCGATTATGCAGCGAATGCAGATTTTAACAAAGCAAATGCCGTGTTTAATGATATGATCGCACAAAAGATGGATGCGGCTATGGATCAAGAACGCATTGCCGTTGCTGGAAAAGTGTTCAATGATGTTGAACCAGAGGAATTAGAAGCAGAGGCAGAAGCAGATGAAATCGAAGCAACCGCAGAAACCGAAGAAGCCTCAGAGTCCGAAGAAACCGACGAAGCGGAAGTAGAAGGTCACCCAGTTTAAATTGAAAATAAAAGATTTAATTTGTATAAATAAACGTAACAATAATACAACAAGTGTGTCTAAATGAGAACATTCAAACAATTACGCGAAGCAATGAAAAAAGGCATGCCGCCTGGTAAACACGTATATGATAAGAAGATCAAGGGCGTTGCGTTGATGATACATGAAATAAAGGGTAGAAAACCCTTCATAACCTATATTGACGGAGAAGAGTTAGATAGGTTCGATAAATTAAAAGTCGCCATAAAAGCAGGCGAAGAATTCATTAAAGCGGCAAAAGGATAAAAGATGGCAAATATAATTAGACCACTAGCGGCAGAGATCGCATCCCCAACTACAGCGGGTGCGGCAAGTAATGTAAATGGAGCACAAACAGTTCGTGCGGTAAACACTGCGGCTGCTGGTACACAATATTTGGTAACACTACAGTTAGCAGACAGTGACGCAACCGTAGTAGGATCATTTTCATTAGCTGGAAATGATACAACATTTATCTCGAAGAAACCGACTGAAGAAGTATTTTCTGCAAACGCAGCAGTAAAACTTTCAAAAGTCAGTAACCCAAGAGGATAACGAATGAAACTAATTACAGAATACACAGAATCCAATGTGGAATGCATTGTTGAGAAAAAAGAAAACGGTGAGAAAAATTATCGCATCGAAGGTGTATTTGCACAAGCAGACACAAAGAATAGAAATGGACGTATTTACCCACGCGAAGTTATGGAACAAGCAGTGGCAAAATACGTCGATGAACAGGTTTCCAAGGACAGGGCGGTCGGTGAGTTAAATCACCCAGAAGGGCCAACTGTTAACTTGGATAAAGTATCTCATAAGATTACAGAACTCAAAATAGAGGGAAGTAATGTTATGGGTAGAGCATCAATATTAAATACTCCTAATGGTATGATTGTTAAAGGTCTACTAGACGGTGGTGTGCAATTAGGTGTCTCGACTCGTGGTATGGGTAGTCTTCAAAACCAAAATGGGGCAATGATCGTCAAAGACGATTTTATTCTTAATACGGTTGATATCGTACAAGACCCATCTGCACCGACAGCATTTGTTAATGGAATTATGGAAGGTGTAGACTGGATCTGGAATAACGGCATTTTGGAAAGAAAAGACATTGAAAAAATTGAGACTGAAATCAAGAAAGCATCGCGTGTTGATCTCTATGAGACACAAGTACGTGAATTCAAAAATTTCCTCTCGTTAATGAAAAAAGCAATATAGGAGTCAAAACATGACTGATCAAGTAGAACAGGAAAGTGTTGACCTCGTTGAAAACGAGAGTGAAGTAAGCGAAGGTAAAGGACACAATCCTGAGACAGCACCAGCAGATGCGTTAGCATCAACTGATGCAGCGGCAAAGGTGGTTAAACAAGCACCCGAACCAAAAACTAAGGCTGGTATGATTTCCGCCATGACAACCAAAATGTTAGGCATGCCGAAAGGCGAAATGCAAAGCATGTACGCAGCGTATCATGGTCAAAAGGAATCAGTGGAAGCAGAAGAAGAAGCAATAGTGGAAGCAGACAATACTGCCGACATTAAAATCGATTTTTCTGACGACATGAAAGCATTAGTTGAATCTGAAGCAACCCTTTCTGATGAATTCAAAGAAAAAACAGCAGTGATCTTCGAAATGGCAGTAAAATCAAAACTGTCCGAAGAAATCAGTCGTTTAGAAGAAAACTATAAATCAGAACTCAATGAAGAAATCAACTCAACTAAAGAAGAATTAGTTGAAAAAGTTGATGGATATCTTAACTACGTAGTCGAAAACTGGATGGTAGAAAATAAAGTTGCAGTCGAGAACGGTCTTAGGACTGAAATCGCAGAAAACTTTATGGGCAAATTAAAGGATCTATTCGTAGAGTCTTATGTTGATGTGCCAGATAGTAAAGTAGACCTAGTTGACGATCTTAACGAACAAGTTGTAGAACTTGAAGATCAACTCAACACAACAACTGGTAAAATGATTGCAATGACTGAAGAACTAGAACTGTTTCAACGCTACGAAGTAGTGCGTGAACATTCTAATGGTCTTGCCGAAACTGAAGTTGAAAAACTAGCTTCTCTTGTAGAGGATCTTGATTTTGAAGATACAGACTCTTTCTCATCGAAAGTGAAAATCATCAAAGAAAATCATTTCAAGAAAGCAATCGTCGAAACCCAAGTGGAAGAAATTGAAGAAGGAGGCCCGTCAGTAGATGCTGAAGCGACTTCATCTATGGATCAATATCTAACTGCTTTGAAAAAATCCATTAAGTAATAGGAGAATTAACAATGGAAACTTATGACAAATTAGTCGAAAAATGGGCACCAGTTCTTAATGAAGAATCTGCTGGCGTCATTAAAGACTCTCATAGAAAAGCAGTAACCGCTGTTATTCTTGAGAATCAAGAACGTGCGTTTCAAGACGAAGCAGCACAAGCAAACATGTTGACAGAGGCTGCACCAGGTAACGCAACTTCATCAGCAGCAAACTGGAACCCAGTTTTAATCTCACTAGTACGACGTGCGCTACCTAACATGATGGCATACGACGTTTGTGGTGTTCAGCCAATGACAGGCCCAACAGGTCTTATCTTTGCGATGAAATCACGTTACGGTTCTGGTGCAACTGGTTCTACTGAAGCGCTTTATAACGAAGCAAACACAACTTGGGCTGGTGACTCTGGTACAGCAATGGCCGCAGACGGTTCTGGTCTTTCTGGTTTAACAGATGACTCTACTGCAACCTCTGGTGTTGCTGATTCATACAACCTTCAAGATAGTTCAATCGACAACGAAAGAGTTGGCCCAACACAAGCTGGTGGTATGTCAACTGCTAATGCCGAGGGTCTAGGATCTACAGGTCAAGGGCCATCTTCTTCTTTCAATGAAATGGGTTTCACCATTGAAAAAGCAACTGTGACTGCAAAATCACGTGCTTTGAAAGCAGAATATTCTCTTGAACTTGCTCAAGATCTTAAAGCAATCCACGGTTTGGATGCTGAAACAGAATTAGCAAACATCTTATCTACTGAGATTCTTGCTGAAATCAACAGAGAAGTTATTAGAACAATTAACGCACAAGCTAAAACTGGTGCCGCAACTAATAACACAGCAATCAACGGTATCTTTGACTTGTCAACAGATGCAGATGGTCGTTGGAGTGTTGAGCGTTTAAAAGGTCTAATCATGCAGATCGAAAGAGAAAGCAACCAAATCGCAAAAGACACAAGACGTGGTAAAGGTAACTTTATTATATGTTCTTCTGACGTTGCATCTGGTCTTGCGGCATCAGGAATGTTAGACTATGCACCTGCAATGTCTACATCTTTGAACGTTGATGATACTGGCAACACATTCGCTGGTACTCTTAACGGACGAACAAAAGTTTACATCGACCCATATGCGTCAGTAGACTATTGTAACGTTGGTTATAAAGGTACTAACCCTTATGACGCTGGTGTATTCTACTGTCCATACGTACCATTAACTATGGTTCGTGCGGTTGGTGAAAATACATTCCAACCAAAAATCGGGTTCAAAACTCGTTATGGTATGGCTTCAAACCCATTTGTTGGAACAACACCAAGTTCTGGTCTTGCAACAAGCAAAACTAACTCTTACTACCGTATCTTCCGAGTAGACAACATACTCGCATAAGCATACAAAGAGGTGGATAAACCACCCATTATCATCACCTTCGGGTGACAACTTTAGAGGGGCAGAAATGCCCCTCTTTTTTGTGTTAAAATAGTCACACTGTTCTTTTATTTTCAAAACAAATGCATTTAATGCTTGCATTGAGTCGATATATGGTCTATAGTAATAGTATATCAAGAGAGAAAAGGAATCACTATGAGAAACTTTGGAATGGAAAAAACCATCATCGCAAAACAATTAGTCGCAATGATGGTTAAAAAACTAAAATTAATGGAACGTCAATTTCCTGTGCGTGACCTTTTGATTTGGGCAGAACGTGAATATGGTGGAATGACTCTTGAGGATATTGGGTGTAAACATTCTATTGGAAGGGAACGTGTTCGTCAGATACACATAAAAACTGGCGTGGTTGTAAATAAGTTTATAAAAGAAAGGGAGGCTGTATAATGATACATCAACACGAAGACATCGAGAGATCAATCTTCAATAAGGGTTTAGAAGTATTGCATATGCATGTTAAAGAATCAGCACTATGGTCATTTTTTGATTGGGAAGAAGGCTTTGGAATAGGATCTTCTGATATCAACGCATGTGTTCGCGAGATCTTAAAGTGTTATTTTAAGAGTGCAGACGATGCACCTGACCACGAGTTTAATATCGTGAGAAATATGGTTTCAGATGAATTAGTTTTAATGGAGAATATATAATGAATGCGAGACAAATGTTTGAATATGATGGATGGCAATTCAGTGAACCAGTTAATAATTTTATTGAGTATGTAAACTCGTTTTATGGTCGTGACGGAATTTATCGTTTAATGAAAAACGGCAAGTGGGCAACTGTATCAGATATTACAGTTGCAATTGGAGCAACAACGTTTAACTTAGATGAAGGTACTTTTTGTGGAGACTCAATTGACCGTGAAGCAGTTCGTTGGACTTTAGAAGAAATGGGATTTGCAGAAGATAGTCAAACTGTAAGACATTACTCAGAGACTACTGGTGCGACAACTTGTCACTCTTGACAAAGGGGTGTTTCGTACTTATATAAATGTATGACTCACCTTTAATCATTTTCTGGTCGGGGCTGAATCCCTTATAAATAGATATGTAAACAAAGGATAGATCTATGGCAGTTACCGAATCAGCACTTTCGCAAAGAAACTTTTTGCAACCAAACGGTTATCAATTAACCGTATATCGTAAGAGATTTCAAAACTTAGAGTTCTTTGCTCAGAGAGTGTCACATCCTACATTAACAATGAATCCATCAATAGTGGGTTTCAAGAGAACTGACGCTAAGATAGTTGGGGATACATTAGAGTTCGGTGAACTAAACGTAGAAGTATTACTAGACGAAAAAATGGCAGTCTATGAAGAAATGCAAAAATGGATGGAGTCTTTAGTCAATACAAGGTTCAGCCTACCTTCAGAAAACGCAAACGGTTTGGGAAATACTACCATCCAAGACATGCCAGAATATGACATTAGATTGTCTATCTTAAACAGTAACAACAACGTTGCAAAGACTATACTATATAAATCATGTTTCCCGATATCTCTTGGAAACATCGAATTCGCATCATCAGTAGGGGTGGTAGAATATGTGGTGTTACCCGTAACATTTGCATATAACACATTTGAAATAAAATAATATGAAAGTACATTATGAAACAATTAGATCTTATCCTAAAAGAATGGGAAAAAGATAGTCCTATCGACAACAGTTCGTTAGACGAAACTTCTCGACAGACTCCAATGCTTCACGCAAAATACCTTGGACTACTTGCAGATGCAAAGATCCAAAAGAATAGGGCTGAAGCGAATCAGAAAACCTTGTTGCGAGACAAGTGGTTATACTATAATGGTAAGATGGATAAAGATGAAGTAGAGTCTAGGGGTTGGAATTACGATCCACTAGATGGTAGACTTGTGATGAAAGGTGACATGAATAAGTATTATGATGCCGATCCTGATATCCAACATAGTGAAGAGAATGTGATTGCATGGAAAACTGTTACGGAGACTCTCACTGAGATAGTAAACAATTTAAACTGGAGACATCAGACGATTGGTAATATGATCAGGTGGAGGATGTTTGAAGCTGGGTCTTAATAACTAACGTTTCACTTTTCTTATAAGAAAAATCTTTCTGGCCATATGAGTGAAACCAATAACCGTCTTTTTCTGTCAAGTCTGTGGGTTCGAACTCGTCTGTTATCCTTTGCATAGGATGCCATATACTTTTTCTAGCATACTTTATTGCTCTGAACGATCCGTTAAATTTACTTTTCCACACTTTACCGCGATAATGATGTTGATAATCTCGACTAGGCCAAATAATTTTTCTATTGATGGTTTGGTCTTTTGTTTTGAAACCAAAATACTCTGCACCATCAAGAATAGCGGCAATATCTTTTGTGTACGCTTTTGAGAATACGTTTGGATCAACCAAATCTCCCATTAATTCTAAATGATTTGCATATCCATCTAGAATGATATTTGATATAAATGTTTCGGGTGTATTATATTTTTCCGTAACTAAAGATTTAAACTGGTCTACAGTAATCCATGTATCAGTCCACAGACCGTCGGCCTCCATTACGCACCCCAGTTATTTCCATCTGAATCAGCTTCTGTACCCATTCTAATCATTCTACGAACAAAATTTAAAGTTCTAAAAGCGCCGTTTTCGTTTAACTGCGGTATAGTATCTCTATACGCATTGTAATAACGCATATCGTCTGTACTATCTCCTGGCCAATTAATTGTCCGCATAATACTTTGGTTCTCTTGATCAAACTCTGAGTAAACCGCAGTCTGTAATACCCCAGCACAAGAGTCTTTGATTGCAGTGAATGCGGATACATTATCTGAGTCCGCAACATTCATTAAAGATGCATACGATGTATGACCACTCAAAACTATATGTTGTATAAAATCAGAATCATTGTCATAACTATCTGATATACTTGAAGTGAATTTATCTTCTACTTTATAACCCGCCATTTTCATCCTCTTGCTTTATTGTGTTATTTATACGTTTTTTATTCTCTGATTGTATCTAATGTTGTACAATGATGGCCACCGAGTAAATATCTTGCATGTGGTAACTTGACGCCTATACTCTCTATACCCACTCTGTTTAATTTCTCGCGTAGAATGTATTGATCGGGGTCACATATAACTAACTCAGGGTTGACACTTAATAGATTCAACGCCATCCACTTAGTAGATATCGAAGACGTGATAGTAGGAAGATCAATAATGTCTTCTTTAGTTATCCATAGTTTATCCCAACTTTTCATAAACAAGGGAATAGTATCTTCGGTAACTCTTTCGCTGTTTAACATCACCAATCCTTCTCGGAGTGGTACAATAGTGGAATCTAGATGACTACCGTGGTATACGGTCTTAGGAATGGTTGTGACGCGATACTCGTGACCTAATACATCTTGTAACCATCTTGCACCACCAAAGTTACCAGTTGAACTTATGAGATATAATATGTCTCTGTTACAACGCATTACATTTGCAGCGTCGAACATATCTCCTGTGTCTTCGGGCCATGTGATAAATGATCGACTGGATATGTGTGGAAGTATTGCTTCCTGTTCCATCATACGATCTTTGAAATACATCGGAGTACATATTGCTTTGTTACCAATAATAAGGATACTATCCCGTGGTGAGTAACAACCGAAACCATTTCTTTCTTGATAGTTAATCTCATATGGTCGAAGTACGTTGACACTCTCCGCAATCAGTTTTTCTTCGAAGATTTCTAGTGCTTTATTAGTTTGATATATAATGGTATTAGCAACAGCACCAGTAGGAGCATTTTTCCATTTTGAACGAAAGTCTTCGGTACTAGGCCAGTTCATGTGATCGGCAGTACCTAATACAACCTCTTTAAGAGTGTCCCATTCATTATTGGAGTTTATGGAAATCATGGACGAACTCATTGTTAAAAATTTAAACCACAGTGTACTACACGTAGAGTGTGACTCTGGTATTGCAAGTGAACTGAGTGAATTTTTTTCATTCTTTGTTCCTGGTTATAAGTTTATGCCCGCCTATAAGAATCGTGTATGGGATGGTAAAATACGTCTATTCGATGTACGAACAAACGAGTTACCTGTCGGTCTGTTTCCCTTCTTAGAAGGATTTGCAAAACCTCGTAACTATCCCATCATCGTAGAACACGATAACTATTATGGCAGACCTGATGCTACTAATAATATAGATCCCGACAAGATCATGGAGTTCATAAAGAACGAAGAAATTATGTCGAGGGGCTCACCCATTACAGTAAGAGATTATCAGTTTGATGCAATCTGTGAAGGACTACATAAGAAACGTTCTATTCTGATATCACCAACTGGTTCTGGTAAGTCTCTCATTATATATATCCTAATTAAATATTATTTGGGATTATTAAACGACAGTCGTGGAACTAAAAAGGTACTGATAATCGTACCGACTACTGGATTGGTGCAACAGATGTACAACGACTTCGAGGACTATGGTATGTTAGTCGAGAATGCGTGTCATAAAATCTACTCAGGCAAAGATAAAGAAACCGACAAGGGTATTGTAATTTCCACATGGCAGTCTATATATAAACTACCACCTAAATGGTTTGAAAAATTCGGGTGCGTAATAGGTGATGAGTGTCACGGGTTTAAGTCTAAGTCATTGACTACCATTATGAATAAATGCAGAGAAGCAGAGTATCGTTTTGGTACAACAGGTACACTGGACGGTACGCAGACACACGAGCTCGTATTACAGGGGTTATTTGGAAAGATATATAATGTAACGACAACGAAGAAATTACAAGATAATGACACTCTTGCTAAACTAAATATAAATGTACTACTACTAAACTATCCAGAAAGTGTGCGTAAAGAGTTTGGAAAAAGAGAATATCATGACGAATTAGACTTCATTGTCAAACACGAAGGTCGGAATAAGTTAATAAAAAACCTCGCACTGGATCTCAAAGGCAACACATTAGTCCTATTCCAG